TTTTCCATAAGGAAAAGCAGCTGACTCCTCTATGACACTCTTAGTCCAGTCTTGATCCATTGTAAACACTAAACCTCCTTCAAACATTGAAGCTACAGAGTGTGTTCTTGAAACTTTATCTCTATCGGGAGAATAAGTAATTACGGGAACTCCCGATCTTCGTAAGTCTTGAATTAACGACTGGCCTGAAGCTTTCTTCTCAATTAATACTTGATCGGGTCTCCATTCGTAATAACTATCGTTAGCTCGTTTTCTTAATTCGGGATATTCTAATCGTTCTTTCCATGCGTCTAATAATATCGCCGCAGCATAAGGTACGTTATTTTCATCTCTTGCTGTAAACACTCCCCAAGTCGTGCATGCTGAAAAATCGGCGGTATCTCTAGTCGAGTACGCCGTATCATATGATTGAATCACGTAACTCAGTGTAGGAATTTTATCTTCTTTATAAATGTTCCACCAATCACGTTTAATAATACTTCCCTCTTCATTCGTAGGTTGCTGTTGATACAGAGCATTCCAAACACGTTCTCCAACTGTTTGTCTAATTTTTTCTAACGCTTCGACATTATATGCTTCGGGCCATAAAGCATTACCGCTACTATCAATTGCGGGTAAATCTAAAACTTTCCAGTCCTCTTGTGATTCATTTAAAATGAACCCTGCTAAATCATCTTGGTGCCACCTCGTTTGAATAATAATAATTTTTCCACCAGGCATGAGCCTCGTGTACGCTACCGATTTATACCATTCGATTAAATTACGTCTTTGAACATCTGACTCTGCGTCTTCTCGTCCTTTAATCGGGTCGTCTATAATCAGTAAGTGAGCACCTCTTCCTGTAATCGCTCCACCTGCTCCGACTGCCGAGTACGTTCCTCCTTGCATCGTATGAAATCGTTTCGCAGAAGTTGAATCTGATCTAAGGGCCACTTGTGGAAACGCTTTATTAAAATCTTCGCTATTTAATTGGTTACGAACCTTACGTCCAAAATCGTCTGCTAGTTCTTGAGCATATGTCGCTTGTATCACAAAGTCTTGTGGATTATTTCCTAAATACCATGCGGGAAAAAACTCAGAACATAACATAGATTTTCCATGCCTTGGCGGCATAAAGACGGCTAGTCGTTTAATTTCTCCTGATTCTAACTTCTCTAAGTTTTGTGCAATCAGTTGAATATGCGCAGGATCTTTGTACCCGGGAAACATGTGTTTCGCATATGCTAATAAATTCTTACGAGCTTTAGACGTTGATAAAATTTTCGAGAGATGATCTATGATTTCCGCAGCCCGAGGATCACGTGTCTTTTGGTACAGCTGTATAGCTGACTTTAATTTCTCTTTGATCTGAGGTTCTTGCATTTTGTTTTCCTATTCCAATCGCTCCCGCTTTTCGATAAGCGTCAAATTTATCCGCAAGTTTGTCCATGGGATTTATTTCTTTTCTTACAATTTTTCCCCAATGTAAAGACTTTTGACCTATGCGTTCTAAGTACCACGCTAATTTACTAGCGTCTGCTACTCTCTTATTCCACATATCGTTATGATGTAAATCTTTAGGGTCTTTTGGATTTCCCTCATTGTATACTCTTTCATTGAATACTTCATCATTATTATTACCCGTAATGTCTGCTCTATCGTGTATCGCTTCGATATCAATATCCTCCATGATATCTAACATGTAGGCAATCTCAGAGATCCACGCATCATTTTGTCCGTGTAAACTAATATGATCTAATAATCTAAACCAATCGTAGGGAAAGATAGGAAAGATACTATAAGGGTGCCCTGTTTGTTCTTTCATTCGTAAAACTTTAAATCCTTTTACTGCTTCTATTTTTTCGTCCCAATGTTTTGTACTCATAATCGCATCGTCATTAAAAAACATGATCCATGTACCTTGAGCATATGCGCATAAAGAATTATTATAGATATGCAAATTTTCGTAGCCTAGTCGTTTAAACTTTAAGACACTTTGATTTTTGTAATTTTTATCTTTTAAAAATTCTAACGTTTCAGGATCATCGTCATCGACACCAAAAATAGGTTGAATCTTATCAGGGTGTTTTGCGTTAGATAATAACGAGTCCATCGTTTTTTCTAATTGGAGTACACGTTTTCTCGTAGGAAGTAATATAGATATGGTCATATGTTGTACCCTAGAGTTTAAAAGCTCTAGGGTAAACATAAATGTTTATTCTTCGTCTTCGTCCTCTACTTGATCATCCCATTGATCTTCTGAAGCTTTCTCTCTTATAAGCTCTAAATCTTCTTCGATCCTATCTAAAATGTCCTCGATGGTTTCGTTTTTTTTCTTTTTCGCCATACTATCCTCCTGGTTGGAAGAGCAGTATATCACGGATCAAGTTACAAAAATATTAAATTATTTTCCACCCCAATCATGAGTATCATCATTTATGACGCAATTATTTGTAGATGCTTTCTTTTCTTCTACTTCGTAAAAGAAATTATTAGTATCGTCTGTTTTCCAATCTTTATTTTCTACGTTCCAGTATGTTGTTTGGACTTTGTAGTCTGGCCATTCGTCTTTTGTTGTAAAAGAATTAATGTTCCAGAGTATTCTGTTATTTGGCTGAGCAGCAAAATTACCATTGTCAAGCTGTAAGATATGAGCACACTTATGTTCTTGAGGAATTTCACTATGATCAGGGTCAAGTATATTGGGATCAGGGTGGGCCCAATCAATAGTGAACAGATACTCGCCAGTATAGAATTGTTTATCTTTGCCAAAAAATTTAGCTCGTTGTCCCGTTAAAAAAGAAAAACTAATAACACTAGGATAGTAACTAAAACTATTCCACAGTTCAAGGGAGTGCGCTTGCATATCAGGCACTTCGCTTCTTTGTAAATGTTTTTGGAAAAAAGCTGAGATAGGCAAACGCCAAAAGCACGCACCGTTTTCCAACATAATGTTAAATAAGATGGCGCGGCCAGTAATGCTTGTAATACTAAAGATAACGCAGTCAAGCTCGCCTCTTTTATTTTCGTCAAGATCATATAAATACTCCTTACGAATTTTGCAATATATAGGTGGTATGTTACTATTTAAATAAGCCATTGTACATCTTTTAACAAAAAAAATTTTTTTTTGCTACAAAAACAATACTTTTTATTTTTTTTAGAAAATTTATATAGGTATAACTCATTCTACACTCTATACTCTTATACTCTATATAGGCCGCAAAAAAGCTTTTTTAAACTTTATACGTTTTTTTTATTAAACTTAATACGATTATTTTTTAGAAATACTTTTAGAAATAGATAAGAAAAAAAGAAAAGAAAAAAAATAAAAAAAGAGCGTTAGAAATTAATCTAACGCTCTTAATTTTTTTAACGAGTTTATTTTAATTCGTTAATTCTTTTTTCGAAATAAGAAATATTTTCGATAATATTTTTATCGTTAATATTATTTTCTTTAATAAAAGATTTATTAGAATTAATTAAATCTAAATATAAATCTTTTTTATTTTTATCTAAGTAAGAATTAATATCTACTAATAGATTTACTTTTTTAAATCTATTATTTTTAGTAGTATCGTATTCTATATCTATCTTACGATAATCGTTATTAAACGCTTCTTTAATCGTAGTAGAATTTTTCGCTTTTTCGTAAATAGCGAAAGATTTAGATTTATTCTTTTTAGTATTAAATAATCTAAAAAGAATTTTTTTATTTTCGTATTCTCTTAAAGATAAAGAAACTTTATTTTCTATATTTTTAAGATTTACTTTTTTTTCTATTTTCATTTTTTCTCGCTTTCTATTCTTCTAAACTCTTTTAATTTTTAAAAGATTTAATTTAAAAGAATTATCTCTTTTTAAAAAATTTTTTTAAAAAAGTAAATAGTTAAATAGTAACTAATTATTACGATATATTTCTTATAAAGAATAAATCGTTATTATAAATATAATCGTGCATATTAAATAAATATAGTCTTTAAAGTATATAATCATTTTTAATCTTTCGTTAAGTTAATTTAATTAATTA